AAGATGATTTAACTACCGCACAAAACTTAGTGCGGTACTTGAGTAAAGGAGTCTAACGTGGCGAATTCCCAAAGTATGTGTACTCAGTTCAAGGTAGACCTACTCAACGGCGGTCACGCCTTCGGCGCACAACCAACTAATAGTGTTCGCACCGTCACGACCAAGGACACCTTCAACGGTGCTTTGTACCTTGTGACGGCCACAATCAACGCAGCCACGACCGTCTACAGCGCCACTGGCGAACTCGCTGCGACTGGCGGATACACGGCCAAGGGTGCGCTGATTACCAACGCTAACGCGCCAGCGGCTACCGGCACCACAGCATTCTGGACGCCTTCGGCTTCGCTTCAGTGGACATCGTTCACGTCATCCGGCGCGTTCGATGCGTTGTTGATTATCAATAACAAGTCCACGAACGTCACCGAACTTGCCGTATCCGTCCATACGTTCGGCTCGCAGAGCGTAACGGCTGGCACGTTCACGTTGACTATGCCGACCAATGACGCGACGACCGGACTTCTTCGTATTGCTTAAGGGGGCGACATGGCACTTTATCAAATCTTTAATGGGCCTTCGCCCACTACTGCGGCGCAAGTTGTAGTCACCACCGGCACGGCGATCAAGACACTATTGCAAGTACAGGTGAGCGCTACGGTGGTGGCGAAAATTATCGAGTGGGGTATCTCGTTCGACGGCTCCGCGGCGGCGACTCCGATCAAGGTCGAACTAATAGAAACCGATGCGGCGGCTACCGTAACGGCGCATGTTACTGCGGGCATAGTTCGGCTCGACGCCGAAGCAATCGCAAGCGGCGATCCAGTAACTAACCGAATCCTAGTCGGCACGGCGGCGACCGGCTACACGGGAAGCGCCGAGGGGTCCACTACCGTTTCGCGGGTATTTGACGCGCAGTTAATCGCTCCAACGAATCAGTATGTAAAACAATTCCCGCTTGGGCGTGAACCAGTTTGTAAGAATGGGACGTTCTTTACCCGCGTGCGTGTCACAGCGGGCGCGGCGGTCAATGCTTATTGCTACGTAACCTTACAGATTTAATATGGCCCGTTTCGGTAGATCAGAACCGTTTAAGCCATTAATCCAACGGCTGAAGATCCTTACTTCGGCGCTGACGCTGGCATTGACCGGCGTTCTTGGCACCGGCTCAGTTGGTAGCGTCGGCCCGGAAATCACGGTTGCCCTTACCGGCGTTTCGGCAACCGCTTCGCCTGGTACTCTAACCCATGTCACTTCGCTTGCCCTAACTGGTGAGACAGCAACAGGCTCAGTCGGTTCCGTTACTGTTAGCCACACAAAGGCGCTTACAGGCGAAGTCGGCACCGGCTCACCCGGAACCGTATCACCGTCAACATCGCTTGGTATCACGGGTGAAGCTGGTACGGGCGAAGTCGGTTCCGTTACCATCAGCCGGGATGTTGCCCTAGTTGGCGAAGCAGCCACAGCCTCACCGGGCACTCTCAGCCCAGCTACTACCATCGGCATTACCGGAGAGGAAGCAACGGGTGAAGTCGGGACCATTGTAGCGACAACGGGCGCCACGGCCGATCTAACCGGCGAATCGGCTACCAGCGCCGTTGGCTCCGTATCGCCAGTAAGTAGCATCGCCCTGACTGGTGAACAGACAACGGGTGCCGTTGGCACGGTCGTAGCCTCTACCGGTGCAACTGCCGATTTGACCGGCGTAGAAGGCATCGGTTCACCGGGAAGTGTTTCACCGTCAACCACGGTTGCCCTATCCGGCAACGAGGCGATCGGAGCGGTCGGAACCGTTGTCGCCACTACTGGCACGACTGCGGCGCTTACCGGCGAATCTGCAACAGGCGCCGTTGGCGATCTAGCTCCAAGCACCACGGTTGCCCTTACCGGCAACGAAGCAACGGGCGCGGTCGGCACGGTCATAGCTAGTGTTAGTGGCGATGTAACCGCGGCCTTAACGGGAGTGTCGGCAACAGGCGAAGTCGGCACCGTTACGGCATTTAGCGGAACCATTAATCCCGGTGACGAGGTAATGGTGTTGATTGCGCCAAACGGTATTCCTTGCACCGTCCTGATGGATAGCGGAGCTCCGGTCAGAGTAGTTATTTCCAGCACGATTCAAATCCACGTTTTAATCGAAGGCGGCACGCCAATTAAGGTAACGATATGAGCACAGACACAGACCTTGCGAATCAGGCACTTGCCTTAATCGGCCAGGATTCAGTGCCTTCGCTTCTGACTTCGCTCAACAACAAGACTGTGGTGGCGATCAACGCGCACTTGGCAAACGTCAAGGAACAGGCACTACGCGCGCGCGACTGGGAATGCGCAAGAAGGCGGGCTGCGCTAGTGACAACGACCATCAACGAGAGCCTGGGCGAGTGGGCCTATTCCTACCGTACCCCGCCCGATTGTCTCGCCGTGCGCAGGCTCGTCTGTTTCCCCTACACCAACAATCGCCATGTCTTTTCCTGGGAGATAGACAGTGGGAATAAGCGCGTTCTCTACTGCAATATGGCAGAGGCGGCAATCGTCTACACCGGCAATGTGTTGGACGTGAACAGGTGGGACCGGCTCTTGTTCAACGCCACGGCGGCGCTGCTCGCTTCCCGGCTCGCCGGCTCGTTTGGCAAGGATATTCGTTTAGCCGAGAAGTTTTTGTCCGACGCCTATCGTGAGTTTGACGAAGCTGTGGGTGTGGACGAAGGCGAAGGTAATCGGGAGATTGAGGTGTCTACCACGTTTATTGACGTTCGAAATGGCGGTTATGGCACCAGTGACTAAATGGCACAAAACGTCGCCAGAATTAACTTCGCGCTCAATGTTGGAGAGGTAAGCGCACGTTTCGAAGCTCGCCAGGATAAGGTCGAGAAATATAGCTCTGCCTGTCGTCAGTTAGACAACTGGCTCCCCTTGACGATGGGCGGCGTCACGCGCCGGCCCGGTTGGGCCTATGTCGCCAAGGCTAAATATAGCGGCCTTGCCAATGCGGGCGTACGCATGGTCGAATTCCGTTTCTCATCGGACCAAGCCTATGCCTTAGAGTTTGGCGACCTGTATGTGCGTTTCTACAAGGACGACGCTCCGCTCATGGACCCCGACACGCCAAGCATCCCCCATGAGTTGGTCACGCCGTGGGCTCTTGCCGACCTGGACCTTATCAAGATCGGTAGCTTTCAGAGTGCCGATGTCATGTATATCTGTAGCGGTATTTATCCTATCTACAAGCTTGCGCGCATTGAGACTAGCCCGGACAGGTTCACCCTAAGCGCAGTCGCGTTCAATCCACCAGCTACGCAGTTAGATGAGCCGTTAGGCACAGAGATAGGCAGCGGCGATATAACACTATCGGCGCTTACCGGATCGGCCCAAACGATCACGGCGACCAATGCGATCTTTCTCGCCGGCGACGTCGGCCGAACGATCACCAGTGACGCTGGACGGGCGGTCATCACGGCCCTGAACACTCCGAGCATCGTTGCCGTGGACATTATCAGCGACTTTAACTCACTGGTGATAGTCCAGGGCGATTGGCATTTTAGTGGTTTCGGCGATGTCGAAATGGATCCCAACCGTAGGCTCGCCGGAGCATCGGTTATCATCGACGCCAGCGTGGCGACGTTCCGATCGACCGATGCCGGCAAGTACATGACGATTTACGGCGGGCTTGTAAAACTGGAAAGTTACGTTGGCCCAACCCAGATGAACGGCACTATCTTGAATACTATGCGCGACGTGCCGAACGATCCGTCAACAGGCTTGCCGTACAACGACCCGCCTGCAACGACCGTATGGGCCATCGAGGTTGAGGCATGGACCGATGTGCTTGGTTATCCTAACTGCGGCTGTTTTTTTCAATCCAGGATGTGGTTATGCAAGGGGCAAACGATCAATGGAAGCGTGACCGGCGATTTCGAGAATTTCTCAAAAGGGTCCAACGCCGACGACGCGATTCAAAGGACTATCGACGACGACCAGGTGAACCCGATCCGTTGGATAAAAGGGCTAAGATCGCTTCAGATAGGGACAGGCGGGAGCGCCTACGAGGTGACGGCCTCTAGCGCGGGTAAGGCTCTCACACCGTCCGATTTTACGGTATTACCTATCAGTTCGAGGGGAAGCGCCAACATCCCCCCGATCCGTATCGGCGGCCAGCTTATCCATGTCCAGTTCGGCGCGAAGAAGATACGAGAACTTGTCTTTGATTTCGTAACCGACAAGTTTAAGTCGCCTTCGCTTTTGACCTTGGCCGAGCATCTAACCGAAGAAAACTATGTCACAGATATGGCGTTTCAGCAGGAGCCTGATTCGATTATCTGGTGCGTGCGTGACGACGGCATGTTATTGGCGTTCACATATCAGGAAGATGAAAACGTCATAGGATGGTCGAAACATCCGACCGCTGGCGAAGTGAAAACCGTCTGCACCATACCGCGGCCGTCTACTGGGAAAGACTGGCTATGGGCGAGTATCGAGCGGGATATTAACGGTGTGACCGAGACATTCATCGAGCAGATGGAAGCCGACGCCAACGTGACCCGCGAATGGCATGGTTTGCAGACCGATTGCGCGTTGATCGTGGTGCCAGACGCCAATCTACTCGTTACCGGCTTGGATCACTTGGAAGGCGAAACGGTCAGGGTAATCGGCGACGGTATGCTATTCCATGACGCCTTGGTGACATCCGGCAGTTTTACGCTCTCGCCGGCCATCGCCGTCAGTGAAGTAGAGGTAGGACTCGACTATCAATCTGAGGGTCTTACCTGCGAGCCGCCTATTCCCCCGGACCAAGGAGGAATGTTTCTCTGCCGGCGCTGGAAAGCGTTGGGAATGCGCGTTCGCCATGCCGGCCCAGGACTAACGCTCAATGTCGACGATAGCGCCGATGTTGGCTTACCGATTCGCAAGTCTGGACATCCGATGGACGAGGCGCTTCCCCTCCAGGAAGGCAAGCTCTGCACGGAACAGACGAACTACGGGCCGTTTTGCCGTGTGTTGTTCAAGCAGACGCTGCCGTTCCCAGCAGAGATAATGAACATCGTTGGCGATTTTGAAATATCGACGGAGTGGTGTTGTGACACAGTGGACGAGTCTACCGGAATTTCGGAGACTATTGTTCCGCCTGTTCCGCCTACGGGCTGTCCAGATTCGGAGCCCGGACAACAGACGCTTGCGGTTGTCTGCTGCTATGACGGCAACTCCGTGTGGTCAAACCCATGCGGAACTATATCCTATGTTGCCGCTGACCATTCATTTTGGGCAACTTCCTCTGAACAATCGGGATTTGGTCAAGGCCCCTATCCGGTTTCAAGCCCGCTTATGTGGCGGCTCTGGGAGCCGGACGGTGCATGTAACCTTGTTGATATAACAGCGACGGATGCCGTACCCATGCCGGGAGGCTTTACAGGTGGTATTGGCTCGACCCAGGCCGCGCAGGCAGGGTGGTGTGGGAAGTCAGATGAAAAATCTTACTGTCTACGGCAAAGCAGTATTAGCCCATCCCCTGAACCTAGCGCGACAACTCACTACGGTTTTACCTATTTTGGTGAACAGACCGGAGTGGGCGTATTTATGGGATTAACTGAACCCTGTTTTACCGGCACGGAGTGGACAAAATACGGCAATGATTTCTATTCCCTGGTCGATTGTAGCGGCGCTAATCTAGGCCGGTTGGCTCGCTGGACCATGCCGCTTGGCGGCAATGAGGTTCTAAAAAGAACGCTTTATCTCGGGGGCGTGCCGGTGCCTACGGCGCCATTCCCTGGTCTAACATCGTTAACCAACATTCATGGTATGCAGGCAACCGCTAACTTTCTCTATGTTGGCGCATATGACTCGGCCGGTGGACACCTTAACCCTAAGATTTTCAAACTCGATAAAACGACCCTGGATTTGATCGACACGATAGAAATTGACGATGCTAATTTCTTTTCCGATCCGTCGATCGACTTCCTCAACTTTCACGTTTTCAGCGATGATCTGATTTTCCTTTTATCGACAACCGCGGTTGCGGGCGGAACGGATTTGCATATCGGATGGGTCAATCCGAACACCGCCGTGTTCACTTTGATAGACACGGTTCCGCAGACTTGCATAGATTTCTATGCTGGTTCGACTTCAGCCTCTCAGACGAGTCAATTCTTTTACCGGGATAATCATTTCTGGTTAAGCAGTAGCGGAGGCGATGTAGTGAAAATCGGTGAGTTGTTGTGTCCGTCAGACCCGACTATGCCGTGGGAAAATGAATAAGCGAATTTATAAACTCTGTTCTAACTGTGGCATGGTGGGCGTATGGGAGTTCAAAGGGTGAGGGAATCGGCACTATCGGCGCTGCAAGTTTTGCGGCGTAACAAAAAGGGTACTCTCCAAGTGATACCATTTAGGAGTTCCCATATTCGGGCACTTTTGCCTGATGTGTCTGACAACGACATGGTAATGGCGGTCAAGGCAGAACAGACAGGGCCGGCCTGGACTATCTGTTATTACGGTATGCCGATAGCATCGGCGGGATGCTCTGTCCAAAAGCCCGGTGTGGGCGAGGTGTGGACCATGCTGACGCCACTAGCTAAACGCTATCCCTTGTTCCTGCACCGTGCAGTAAAGGGCTATTTGGAAGCGGTCCTGGCTGAACTAGACGAGGTATGGGCCGCGTGTAAAGTAGGGGATCACCAGTGGCTCGAACGGCTTGGAATGTTTCACGTTGAACGGGCAGAAATGCCTGAATTATATCAACGGCTTGGGCCGGATAAGATGTTGTTTGTGAGGCGGAAATGAAGTTCGACTTACTCGACCATTCTCTAAGTGACCGTTTCGCCTTGGGCCAAATGGGTCAGTGCTATGAATGGCTAATGGCGATGTTCGGTCAAGCTGGCGCTGGTAGTGCTTATGCTACGAGCGCCAGCACGATGGCGGCTGAAAGTGCCGCGCTGGCTCAATCTGGGGCTACGGCAGCATCGGTCACTTCAGCCGGTCAAGCGGCGATGGCCGGTCAAGCATTCAGTGCGGCTGTGCCCTCAATGCTTCAATATACCAGCCAAGGCGCGACCCTACTCCAAGGGGTAAGCGGCTATGCCAGCGGCAATCAGAATGCGGCTTATCTCAAGGGAGCGGCTCAACAGGCCAAGATGGTAGGAGCGGCCAACAAGAATCTATCGGATGCCAGGGGCCGGGCTGTGCTAGGCGAACTACGCGCGGGCATAGGCGCGCAGGGATCCACGATGTCTGGCTCGCCCATGCTGGTCTATCTGGACAGTGTTAGGAACGCGGCCATTGAATCGGCCAACGAGTACTACCAAGGCGAAATCGGCGCGGCCGGCTACAAGGAACAAGCAAGGTGGGCGAAACGTGGCGGAGAAGCCGACTTATGGAGCGGGATAGTCGGAGCCGCGGCGCCACAGCTAAAGAGTCTCGGCTCAAGATTGTTGGGGTAAATCATGCTGCAAACCGATTACACGATAGATCACTACACTGGCACCGGGGCACTTACTGATTACGCATTTACATGGCGCATTCTCCAAAAGAACGATCTCGTAGCGATCACCAAGGACACTAACGACGTTGTGACTACGCTCACGCTCGATACCGACTACACGATAGATAACGCCTACGTCAACAACTCAAGCGGCGGAAGCATCGTCCTGGCTACCGCGCTGGCCGATGGTACCCAGCTATTTCTCACCCGGCAGACTGACCTAACTCAACTCGTCCATCTTGAAGAAGGCTCCCCCATGCCCTCGTCAGTATTGGAGGAAGTATTCGATCGGCTGACCATGATTACCCAGGAACTTAAATACTTGTTCCGCCAGACCCTTCACTTCCCGGACTCGTC